CAGGGTGTACTCCAACTACAAATAATGTCATTAATCCAAATGCCGGAGATCTTTCAATCTCTATGCCAGTAAAAAATACAACATCATCTTTAACATTATTATTCGTATACATACGTTCCATTATTCAACCCCAGCAACTAGTTTTTCAAGTTCTTCATCATTAGGATCATCAAATGCACCTGCTTCTGCAATAACTTCTGTTGTTTCTCCGTCATCAGTATCAAATAAATCGTTAACAGAATCAGCACCAGTTTTACGAGTCTTACGTCCAGAGAACTCAGTCATTAATGGTATACATTGATCAAGTAGTTTATATGGTTCCTCACTCTTAAAAACCATATCAACTAATTCCATCATGTACAATACATTACGAGGAACCCATAAATCAATTTGACCTTCTTGTGTTTTCTGCCTTGTCTTTCTCCATTGTCTAGGATCTGGATGTGTTTGTTTCCATGCAATGTCAGCTAGTGCATTAGCACGTTGTACAGATTGTATATGCTGATCAACATTATGTGCCATAATCAAACTATAAGAAAAGGTATCCCAACTTGTTTTAGCAACCTTTCCGTTTTTGTTTGCTTGTCCTGGCTTATACCAACAAACATCTCCCATTGTAATTCTATCACCTACTGCTGAAGACCAAGGCCAAGGAATCTTACTTCCGCTAAAGTCTCGATTATCAACTGCCTTTTCCATTACATATGTCATACGTTCATTTGTATGAACATGCTGAGTATAACTTAATCCATATGCAGTACTAACAAATGGAGATGCACAATCGTAAGTTAAAAGCAAGTTAGGATTAACAGTTTCTCTAAGGGCTCGTTGTACGGCTGTTAAAAAGACTGCAAACTCTAATCGACTTGTACCAAGTACATGAATAACATCTTTGCCTGACTCAAGCATTCCTTCGTCTCGCATTTGTATTAAACGACGGAGTAGTAAATGGGCATCTTGCATATTATTACCACCCATTGCCCATCCTTCAAAAGGAAAGTTTTTAACATTATCATACCAAATGTCTGCTTCTTCGTTTGTACTACCTTGTAGCACATTTAGAAACTTTGTTTGATCTTTTCTATTTGCTAAGAACCATGCATTATTATATAATGTACCATCTAAACATTGCTGAAAACTTTTTAATCCAGTACGTTCATTTAGAGGAGGTCTAGCCGCCCAAGTTGGAATATCTAATACCATAGAATAATCAGCAGTATGCTCAAGCCAATTTAGAATCATTCCTCTTGTCTTATCTGCACTTCCTTTGTAACCATCATCTCCGGGTCTCTCCATAAAGTTTTCCCAGTCAAACTTAATTACGCCTTTTGCAATCTGAAAACCTCCGGAATCACCTAGTATGAAAGTGTTTTTACGATCTCTCTTTTGTATCATACTTTCCATTGTATCGGTTTTGCTCAAATCTAGTTGAGCATGTCCAGCAGAATACAATGCATAAGGATAATAGAAATATGCGTCTTGTTTATTTAGGAAATTTAATCCTTCAATGCCTGATTCAAAGCCAGCAGGTACACGTTCTGGAGGAACACTCTTTCCTGGCTCATTTTGTTCTTTACTTACTACTGTAGAATAGAATGTAGAAATGCTAGGTAAGAAAACCGCATAGTCTTCATTCGTCTTCCACAAATCAACTTTATTTGCTGTCATGCTCGTGCCTCTTCTTGTTATTATCCTTGAGCCATAATTAAATATTCGTATGCAATAACACCACTGTCAAACTCTACCTTAGCAACTTTTTCAGAGATGCTCATAATAGGTGTACCTTGACTTGCTGTCTTTAGTGCTAGGATTAATGCATTAATAGGTAATGTAACTGGCGACTTTAATTCTTGTGTAGTATCAGCCATTACGAATTTACCAATATGACCTCCACCTGCTTGTCCTCCAAGTGTAAAGATCAGTTTACCGCCTTCGGTAGTAGCAATTAAGTTAGGATCAATATTAGTGTAAAGTCCTGCCCTAGTAGCTAGTTCTGAAATTTTATTTGCTTGTGGTTGGAATGTAACATGCCAATCAGTACCTTTAAAACTTCTAGGCTTTGTTTTCATAAGGTTTGTAGGAGTTAAACGATAGTGATCGTTGTTACCACCTTTGTCAGTAAGAACAAATCTATCAGTTTCATCTTTGCTATTTGTTCCTGTTGCTACGTCTGCATCTTCACCTTTGTATAAGTTAGACAAACCAACGAAGAAAGGTAGGTTAAGCATACCAAACTTCTCCGGCAGTTCTTCATATTCTTTTGGTGCTTCTGCTAGTACAGTAATTGTACTATCTTCTGGGTAAGCAGTAAACTTAGTTTTACCGCTATCTTTCTCTACTAAAATTTCTTCAAACGTTCCAAGAGAAGCAATGTTCTTTGAAACGTCTAGTGCAATATCTTTAAGCATAATTCATAATCTCCATTGTTTTTATAGTATACATATAATTTAGGCAAATGTCAATAACCTTGTTAACCAAAAAGATCATCAACAAATCCTCTGTCTTTAGTTTGGGATAGGTCCCAGTTTAGAACACCAAGTAAGTTTTCAATCTTACTATCAATAATAGTGTCTTCCATCGCATCGTGGTCAAATGGTAATTCTTTAAACCAGTCAGGTATGTTTAGTTCGTCAATTGGATAACCAATTGAATTAATTTGCATAGGATTATTTTTTAGTTTACACACGATAGTTTTTTGTCCGTCTGTAAGATCCATACTACGTTGGTCTCCAAATGCCTTTTTAAGTCTGTTCCAATTTATTGCCGCCAATGCATGTCCAATACGACATTTACCAGTTTTGTCATAAACGGCTGTATGTTTAGTTAAGTTATTAACTCTCTTAGGTGTACCCTTTTCCCAGCCAGGTCTAGATTTAAACTCTTCACGGAATGCTTTTACTCGTTCCATTACAACCGAAGGATCAGTTCCTTCTAATGTCATTCCTAATATTTCTTCTAAAAACCTTTGCATAAACTCTGGAGTATCTGCACGTTTCATATCTAAGCCCATAGCTTTAAGTTTGCCAGGAGACCCATTAGTATCTTTTCTTGAACCTTCTTCGTCGTATATCATAACTGCATAACGTTTCTTTGTCATGTATATTCCGCGAGAGGCAACAACTTCTCTACCAGCTTTAATAACTTCACCTAACACTTGAGGACAATTAAATGCCTCATTCATAAAGCCCGGAAACGTTTCATTAACTTGTTCTGCTACCGTATCATAGATTTCTATAACTTTTTCTTTATTCCAGTCAACTTTACCAGATTCAATTTCATCTTTAAATAACGGATAAGCACTAAAATAAACAGAGTCTGTATCTCCGTAGATTACTGCATCACCTGTATGATCTTTCTTTCCAGTAAACGATTCATTTACTGCACCTGCCATATGCCTAGCAATACAACGTCCTGTAAGAGTTGTACTTTGTCCTAGTCGCATATCAAAGAAACGACTACCTGCATTAAGCAATGCACCATAAGCACTATTCAAGTTAATCTTTTTAACTAATTGTCTTTTATCCCAAAAGTCTTTATCTTCTTTTGTTTCTGCTTTTCTCAATTCGGCTTGTAGCTCTTTACGTTCAGCATACCAACGTTCTAGTAGTCCTGGAATAATACCTTTTTCTGAATATGTAAAAATTGTACCATTACTAGACATCATCAAAGACTGTCCACTAAAAAATACTAAATCATATATTTCTGCGGCTGACATTTGTTCAGACTGACCATTCTCCCAGTCTAATGTTAGTGTAATTCCTTTGTCTCGATTCATTACATGCTCGTATTCAGGACAAGCAAACTTTCCGTCCCATGCTTCTGCAATACCTTTACCAGCAGATAAAAATCCTTCAATCATATCTTCTGTTTCTGTTTGTCTAACTTGTCCAATAATTGTTTCAGGACTCATATTCAATGCACGAATAATACTAGGATATAGACTGTTTAAGTCCATACTTCCTATCCATTCATGCATACCTTTCTTAGGTACTGCAACATAAGCACCAGCGGCGGCATTAGCTACTTCTTTATTACGTCTTGGCCTATCAGGAACAATCATTCCTCTGCTATGTGCTTCATTAACTAGGGCTTGGTCAGTAACTGCAACCGCTCCCATTGTAGCTCTAAGTGTAACAGTATTAGAGTGTGCAATAAGATTAGTTAAATCAATAAACTGTAATTTTTCATCTAACTTCTTTAAGAGTACAACATCTTGCCTGTTATAAGCAATAAACTTTTCAAAGTCATTATTATATAATTGGTCTAACGATCCTTCGTAAGGAATTTTCTTTTCACCAATCTCAAACTCACCAATAGCATCAAGTCTATAAGTATGTTGCTCGTGATAATTATATTTTCTGTATAACTCCAAATAATCTAAATGCACACGACCAATTGTATCAAAAGTTTCTTGTGTTTTTCCGTAACGTTCAAACTCTCGCTTAGTCGGAAATCTGTCCCATAAACAAAAACGTCTTGTTTGATCTTTACCAAGAACTCTTGTTACACGATTAACCATATAAGGAATATCATAACCTTCTGAATTCCAACCGCTTAATACGTCAGCATCATCGATAATATCTAAGAAGTATTCAAGTAACATTTCTTCTGTGTCGCATAAGATTGTATCCTCAAACTTTGATACAATACTTTCTGCATGTTCTTTAGACATTTTTTTAGGAGCAACAACAAAAGTAATTGTTCTGTCTAACCAACCTAAGTGAAGTGTAACGGCAGTAACTGGATTAAAAGGATCACTTGGATCAGAGAATCCTTTCTCTCTATCATAGTCAACTTCAATATCAAAAAATGCAACTTGTAGTTTAGGAGATTCTTGCCCGTTGTAATTTTCTTCTAAACAACGTTGCATAGGACGATAATCACTTTCCCAAGTTCTTCCGTGTCCGTGAATACGTTTTTCTTTATCAAATGCTTTGGCATTACCTACCATAATTCGACTAAGTTTATTTCCAGCAATGTCAACAAACTTACCTTTAGCATCAGCATAGTACATTACATAGCGACAAGGATAAACTTTCATTACCCTCTTGCCATCAATACGTTCTACTACATTAACTATTTCTTTTTGTCGATCCTGCCAAGCATCTACAAACAAATTATGTACTCCACATTGTCTTACTTTTAATTGCGTCTTGTGCGGTTTGGACATAGTCCTTATCCGCTTCATTCATTATAGACCAAAACTTAGAGATACTTAAAGTTAACTCGTATACCTCATCTGCATGTTCCATATGATAGTTAGTTTCCATCCAATGTTGTAGTGCATTCATTCTTGCATCAATACGTTCATTAAGACTCATCAAATTAACCTCCGTAGACTGTATTATGTGTATTCAAACAACGAACAAAGACAGCACACTTTGCCATATCTTTAATTCTTTTTGCTCCAATGTATGTACAGGCACTTCTTACTCCGCCTAATATTTCTGTAATGGTTTTATCAACAGGACCTTTATGAGGAATTGTAACTGCTTTACCTTCTGCTCCTCGATAACCATCTTTACGTGAACCATGAATAGACATAGCTTCATCTGAACTCATTCCGTAAAACGTAACTTGTCCATCAACAACTTCGCCTTCACTTTCGTCATGTCCTGCTAACATACCTCCAAGCATTGTAAAGTGAGCTCCTGCGCCAAATGCCTTTGCAACATCTCCAGGATATACACAACCACCATCAGCTATAATATGTCCTCCAATACCATTTGCGGCATCTGCACATTCGATAATACCTGATAATTGCGGTATACCAACTCCGGTCATTAACCTAGTAGTACAAACACTTCCAGGGCCAATGCCACACTTAACAATGTCTGCTCCTCTTATAATAAGCTCTTCTACCATTTCAGCAGTAATAACATTACCTGCAATAATAGTCTTATCTGGATAACGGTCTCGAAGCCTTGAAATAAACTCACCATAATTCTCATGGTAAGCATTAGCAACATCAACTGTAATGAATTTAATGTCAGGCCACTTTTCTAAAACTTCGTTCATGGTTGCAAAGTCAACTGCATCTGGATCCCAAATGGCGGCAGTACCAGTACATACACTTATGTACTTCATTTTAACACCATCACCAATAGCTTGATTCCAGTCGTCCATTGTATAATGCTTTCGCATTACTGTTAGCATTTTATGGTCTTGCAACTTCTTTGCCATAGCAAACGTGCCAACACCATCCATATTACTTGCCATAATAGGAATGCCTGTCCATTCGTTTCCAGAATTATGGAACTTAAAAGTACGAAGCAAATCAACATCACGTCTAGATTCTAGTTTACTTCTCTTAGGTTTAAAGAGCACGTCTTTAAAATCTAATTTAATTTCATCTTCAATTCGCATCGAGTCTTCCTCTTCCTCAACTTTAATTATACAAGTGCTAAGGAACTTTATTACCGGTTACGTCAAGTATTTCTTCAACTGCTTCAAGGTCGCTTTGATCTCTTTCAAAATCACCTTTAAATGCTTTTGTAATTGCTTTGTTTAGAACTGCTGGCTTAATCTCAAGTTCTTCAGCAATAGCCGAAACAGTATCTTTAAGACCACCATTTAGGTCCTCTACTTCACGTTTGATTTGTACTCCATCCTGAATGACGGACTTCAATTTAGCAATTTGCTCTGGGGTAAACATTTGATCTCCTTATAGGTTTGTCATTTACAAGTGTTAATATACTACACT